AGCGGCGGCCTCTACGGGGGCGGGGGATTCGACGGGGGCGGCGGCCTCTACGGGCGCGGCAGCCTCTACTTCTACGGGGGCGGTTGTCTCCTCAGACATTTTATAGATCCTTGTGGGTTAGGGTTTTCGGCTTGCCGGATTCTTTCACGGCGGTAAAGTTTCGGACCTGCTCTCGCTTGGCCTCGGTACGCTGCTCATGGTGCGCGTTCTTAAACGCATCGGGGTTGGCGTTCTTCAGGGACTGTAGACCTGCTCCCGAATCCTCGCCCCAGTGGGATGCAACCTTCGCGGCGGCTTCCTTCGTCCGCCCAACCATTGCGCGGCCCTCACTGGAGCCCTTGCTGATCTCCCGCATGCCATTGGCTTTGAGATGCTCTTTGTAAGCTTTCTTGCTGGCGAACTGGGTATCCAGTTGCTTAGAAAAGTACGGACCAGACCCTCCGATTCCGGGGGTCTCAAAGCAGTCGGTGTCAATCTGCGGGAACTTCAAGAAGACTTTCTTGCTGGGGGTCCCACAGGTGTCGCAGTCGACGATAGGCCCACTGACCATCTTAAATGTGAATACTTCAACAAGCCCGCAGTTGGGGCACTCCGCGTCGTATAGACTCATGAGAGATCCTCCGGCGGCAGGATGAGGTCGGGCCACACGCCTTCTTCCTCTTCCCACCCTCTGTCGCGGTACCAAGCCGCATCCAGACCCATCTTTTCGAGGAGGAGGGGGGTGATGCGTGCGGGGGTTTTTTCGGTGACGTTTCTTACTTGCATTTCCCAGACACGTCTGTGCCGACGCTCTCGCCGTTCCCTGGCGTCCATCGCCTCTCCAGGAAGGACGAGGGATGACGCAGTCTTTTCTATTGGACCACAAAGGTCCAGAAAATCGTATAGACTCATGCTATTTCTCCTATGGAGTGTAATAACACAACCTGACACGGAGTGCAACAATTACGCAATGGGGATAGACCCACCCGAGGCCATGGGCAGGTTAGGCTGGAGGTCCTCTCCGCCGGGGGCCAAGATCTCTCCGCCTGCGGCACCTGCCATTTCAGGAGGCATCATCGCAGAAGCGTTAGGGTCGAGACCCATGGCTGCGGGGTCCATTTCCCCTCCGGGAGGAGGAGCCTGGGCTGCGGCCATAGCGGCCTGCTCCTTCTCAATCTCTTCGAGTTCCTTAGCGAGGTGGCCCATGCCCAGGGCATCCAACACTTCCAGGATGGTGTCCCGAGTATCTACGTGCTCGGAGTTCATAAGAAGGTCCTGGAATGCCTCGAACTTCTTCAGGCGAACAGTACTGTTGTCCTCGGCGGCGTTGTAGGGGAATGCCTTGAAGTCGTAATCCCACGCCCCGTCTTTGCTCATGAGGTCGAGGTTCTGAGTGGACGCCTTCACGTCCGTACTGCCGTCGCCAACCTTCAACCAGATCTCAGCGACACCCTCTTCGTCGATGTAGTGCGACGAGATGGCGAGGTACGCCTGTGCCATCCATGCCATGGTCTTGTTGACCACACCCTGGAGAGGAGCGTTACGGGTCTTCTGAGCGGTGTCAACCAGGGCAAGCTCAGTTGCCACATCCGCGTTACCGACCTGCCCACGGGAGTAGGTAGGCAGCGCCAACGTAAACTCGATAAGCTCTTGCAGAACGTCCGACATGCGGGAGTAGTCGAAGGGAACCTGCGGGGTACGGCTCCACTCCAGCACATCCGCGATGTTGTACTTACGGAGAGTCTCCACCAAGATGGCCTCGTCCACAGATTCCTTCTGCGCGAGGGCGGTGACGAAGTCGTCCACGTTGTCAATGCGGTTCTTGTGGATGAACAGGGTAGGAGCCAGGAGCTTGGTGTGCTCGAAGGCCATTGTCATCAGCTCGTTCAGGCGGCTGACAGGCTCACGGATCATCTGGGCGTGGCTTAGACCTCCCAGGTCCGTCAGGTTGTCCAACAGGCTGATGAGATAGAAGGGGTTCTCAAGATGGGGGTACGGCAGGTCGCCGGTAAAGATAGGCTCGTTCCGTCCGTCCACCATGTGGTACATCTTCTTCTCAACGAAATCGTAGTATTCGTATACGACGATATAGTTGTCCCCTTTTCGTGAAGCTTCCTGCTTACCAGTAGGGTCGTCGACCCATGTAGGCAGAGGCTTGAACTCGCCTTTGAGTTCCTTCATGAGGGTCGACTTGTAGATGCCTTCTTTCTTGCTGCCGGACTTCTTGACGAGGCCCATGATCTCCCGCTCCGTCATCGGCACAACCTCAATGGCGTACCGGATGTCGTCCCACTCCTCGGCGGAGGAGTCGAAGTAGAAGCGGTTCGCGGGTACCACACGGGCACGAGGGCGGCTCCGCTTGTCCGACCAGACCATCTTGATTGCGGTACGTCCCATGATGGACGTGAGGGCTGCAGCACGACGGAGCTTCCAGACCGCGTTGTCCTTGTCCATGAGGTCGTTGACGTAAAAGGACCGAAGCTTTGCAGCGTCCTTCTTTGCCGTGCGGCGTGTGCGAATGTCCACAGCGGGGTGAGGCGGTACGATGTTGCTGACCATCACGTCCGTGAAGCTGTGCAGGTAAGGAGCCTGCATCGTCGTGCCGTTAGGCCCGTCGTTCTCGTCGATCTTGTGGCCCTTCCAAAACTTGTTACGGTAGGCGAGGAGGTCCTTCGCCCACTCCTTCGCTTCCGCGTCCACCTCCGTCCGGTGGTTCTGGATTACCTTGAGAATGTCCCTACCCCGACGTTCGGAGGGAGTGAGACTGGCGTTGGGGGAGGAGTTACGTTCGTACATGGGGCTACCTAACACGTTCAAGGTCAAATATCAACGCTTTTTTCTTGGCCGCACCAGAGCGGAAGAACTACGCTGAGAACGGGGGATCGAGTTGAGGTACTCGGCGCGGGTGGTCATGAGCTTCGGGGCGGTAGGACCGAAGGTCGGCTTCTTCCGCTGGTTCTGTTCCCTCGCTCCGTACACCATCCACAGGAAAGCACTGACTCTGTCCCAGTGATGCTTCTCTCGACGACCGCCACGGGTGGAAGTGTCCTTCATTATCAAGGTCTTCGAGCCTTCCTGTACCGCTTTGTCCTGCCGGTACGTACCAAGCTGGGACTGGAGGTTCACTCCCCGGACTACGAGAGTGGCAGACCCTCCCTGAGACACGTCGAGGGCAGCGTCGACCATCGCGCCAAGAGCGTCGGCGTGGCGGGGCACGGAGTTCGGCACTCCCGGCTTTCCCTTGGCGTAGTAGTGGAGATTCTTGAGGCGACCCCGGTTGTGGGCCATCTCCAGCACGGCGAGTACACCAGCACCTACGCCGTTGCTCTCGCAGAAAACCTCCGCGTCGTTGTAGCGCTCGGCTGCCTCTATGATTTTCTCTGCAACCTGTGGCGGGGTCAGGGTATTCGTCTCGAACTCCGCGACCTGGGAGATTTCGTCGGACCAGACCTCCCCCACCTGAAAACTGGAGGGGTCCCCGGAGCCCCAACCGCTGGGGTCGACGCCAATGACGTAGATTCCGTCCGACCTGGGCTCTTGGTACTCCTGATAGCAGCCATCTGTAGGCCGCCAGGGGACGAGGGCCTCTACACCGCCCGACCGGACGAGCAAAGCCTCCATTGCGTGGGTAGGAAACGCGGAGTTTCCGATGATGTGCCAGCAGCTCACGTCGTCTTTCGGGTAAAATACCCACAGGAGGTCGGGGTCCTTCTTGATTTTAGGGTCCATGACGCGGATTTCGCGCAGGAAAGCGAGGTTCTCCAGGCTCAGGAAGTGCGGCTGGCGCGGAGCACTGTTGTTCCCGCCGTCTTTGCGCCCATATATCTCCAAGAGACGGAGTTCCTCGATGCTCAGCGTCCACTCTTTTTGCCAGGGACGTTCATTTAGGATTGATGTCCAGAAGGCAGCGAAGACATACTGCCACCTGCCAAGGCCCTGACGAGCTTCCGCCATGATGTCCCGGTATATCGCCGCAGAAGGCTCCGACATGGCCCCTGGGGTGCTCTCCAAGATGACTGCGGCGTTCTTGCGGTTGTTGACTGCGGGGTAGTACTTATTCCAGAAGGTACCAAAGTCCTTATGGAAGGGTCCCTCCGAGATGTGCGTCCATGCGATGCCTCGCCCGAGACCTACGTTGCCGCTGAAGCCGGATGTCAGTGCCTTATACCTTCCACCATGTACCATGTTGAGACGGAGCTTGGCCAAGGTGTTGACCTGCGGCATCCGAATGGACGTAGGGAGGTTCTGGTAGTTGAACATGACGGACTCAAAGAGCGTGTCGGCACGATCCTGCTCATCCGCGATGGTCACCCCCTGCGTACCAGGGCTGTACATGACCTTCCCCGCCAGCGCAAGGGCTGTCGTGGTGGACTTGGTACACTGACGGGGGCCGATGACCGCCAGAAACTTTGTATGGCCGGACTCCATTCGGGGTGGGTTCGCGACGTAGTCGACAATAGATCCCTGCACGATTGGGCAGATGTCCGTGCGGAAAGGCATCACCGTGTCCGACTCCATGTCCACGACAGTGCCGTAGTGCGGCAGCAGGCGACGAGGGTCTGCCAACTTTTTGAGGTTGCCCTCGTCCGCAAGGGCCGGAGGAACCCGAACCCTCCAGTCCTTCTCGTCGTCGTTGGGCTCAGACACACGACACCGCAACAACTTGAGCCCGAGACGTGGCGGTACGGAAGTCCACTGCGGAGATGCTCCCACACCACCGTTCACTTTTCATGAATGCGTCGAACATCGACTGCTTCTCTCGCTCCAGGATGTGGATACGTCGCTCGCTTGGGTCCAAACCGGGCTGGAAGACGTGGAGCTTGACCAATACGGCGTCGGTGGGCATGTCTTTCATTTTTCTTCCTTCGGTACGGGCTTCACATACACGACATCGGCGATGTCCACGTCGTATGCGGTTACGTCGAGCACACGTCCCCGGCTTGGGGGAGGGAGGGCCTTCGGGTCTTTGGTCTGGCTACGGATAACTTCCATGGTTGCTGCCTGACTAAGAGCTTGGTAGATGTTTGTGGCGATACCAATCACCGCATCTGCCGATTCTGGCGGAATCTTACCCACTGCGGAGCAGATTGCCACCTCATTCAGGAAACGGATGTACGACTTCTCGTCCAAGATGGGAATATCCCGGAGGATTGCCTCCATCGCATCGCGGGTACTTTCGGAATTCAGGAGCAGTTGCTCCCGGTAGGTGCTCTCAGCCATTATTTTCTATCCTCGACGCGCATGAACTGCTGGTTCCAGTGGTTTACGAAGGTGGTCCCGAGCACATACCCGGCGTTTTTCTGGTACTGCAGGGGCCGCAGCCCCAGTACAGCCTCAAGAGGCTTCCCGGTCTTGACCCGGCTCTTCGCCGTCTCATAGGGAACGCGGAAGAACAGGCATGCGGCGGAAAACGACTTGAAGAAGACGCCTGCCACTTGTACCTCCGTCTTGTTTCCCCTCGCTACTTGGTACGGCGCGCAGTCCTGGTACGCCTTCTGCCCACGCTTGTACCGAATCGAGGTCGTAATGGTCCAGCGGTCGGCTGGGATGGTACACAACATGGGCCAGATTTTACCATTCGAGAAAGGGACCCCCTCGATTGGAAACTGCGGACAAGTAGCGAGGTCGACAGGCCAACGGAAGGCGTTCTTGCAGCCGCCGCGCTTCAGCATTGGGTAATGTAAGGGGGAATCCAACACCTCAAAACGGAAGTGCATGACCTTGGTGGCATCCGTCCCCATAGGGATGGGCAGGCTGAGGATGTTCATCCGGTCAATCCAGATGCGGAAGCCTGGGACCTGCATTGCCATATCGAGCTGGAGCTTGACCTTCTCCACGTCCACCGTATCGGTTAGGTGGAGTGCCCAGGCGGTGAGTTCATCCAGTGCGTCGAACTCCAGCAGGGGAGAGCCCTTGGGTTGGTGGGGGTGGTAGCTCCCTGCCCAGACGAAAGGGGGCAGGTCGACGAGTGCAGGGTGTTGCAGCGGCCACGGCTCCAACTGCCGGGGAAAGAAAGCGTCCTTGCCCATGCAGCGTTCTTTCAGCTCAGGAAACCGCTGGAGGATGAAGCTCCAGGTATTCATGGAGCGGCAGGGAGAGCTGTGGTCGAAGATTCCGAGGGCCTGAAAGAGACCTGTGTTGCCACGGAGCTTGCCAAACTCAGGATGGACTCCGAGAGTGTAGTGTCGCGACAGCCATCGGACGACAGGAGAGGTTTCTTCAAACCACAAATCCTTAACGTCTACCAAAAGCGGCACGTTCGAGACGACCCCTGCTTCTACACGTACCCTTTTCTGGCGTTCAATCTGATGCGACACGGCTTTCTCGGTTAGGTGAGACACTTATCCCATTGATGACAGGATGTCAAGTAAAAATAGCTCTTGACGGCCACGAGGGGTTATGTTATACCCTATAAACACTCAGGAGAGACTATGCCCGCCGCCGCCGCTTCTTTGGCTCAAATAATCCACGACCATGTAACCGACGAAGAGTGGCGTGACGTGCCAGGATACGAAGGATTCTACATGGCTTCAAGCCACGGCAGGGTTAAATCCCTGGACCGGGTGGTCTTCCACGGAACATACACAAAGATGGGGAAGCCTGTCTACAGACAGCAGCCGGGGAAGCTCATGCCAGGGTATCCGACGAAGCGCGGCTACTTGTCCGCCTCCCTGTGCCGAGAAGGCGTCTCGTGGACGGTGACAATCCACCGAGTGGTCGCCCTCACCTTCCTTGGTCCAGTACCAGATGGCCTGGAGGTCTGCCATAACGACGGCAATCCCGCGAACAACCGCCCAGAGAACTTGCGATACGACACCCACAAGGAGAATAACGCTGACAAACACCTACACGGAACCCAGCTCCAGGGCACTACCATCACCCAATCCAAACTTACCGAGTTCGAGGTCCTCTACCTCCGCTATCTTCACGGGAAGGGAGGGATACCGGACAGGGAGTCTACTGCCCTCCAGTATGGCGTACACGCCGCTACTATTCAAAAAATACTGTCTGGTAAAACATGGAAGCATCTACCCCTGGAGCCTACCCGCTTGCAGGTCCACGAGGCGTTTAACGTGGATGTGGGCTGGGTGTAGCCCTGGAGCACGTTTGTCGATACTAAGAAGCTCCCTTCTTTCCGCAAATCGAGCGAAGCGAGATGCGGAAAGAAGCAGGGACGGTGGATAGGGGACACGGGGGGTCAGAGTAGGTATGGTTCCCTACACTATGTTTCGTTGTAGGCGGATAGGTCCTACGGCTATGACTTAGTCTTCCAGTACGAGATTCGCAAGCTCATCTCTCGTACTGGAAGTTTGGTTCTATCTATAAAAAAGGGCTCCAATGTTATTCCGGTCGAGGGCTTATTTAACGGAGGGCGGGCGGAGCGGGGATTTATTCACCCATGGGGCAACTATTTGCATAAAAAATGACGGTTTCCTTGACAGATTGGATACAGCGGGTTACCCCATGGGGGCTGTTCCGGTCAAACTTAATCCCGTATTTGGGTCCCCCTTATTCGTGGTCAAGGTAGGTCCCAGGTAGGGCCTTATTCGGGGTCAAGGCCCCCCACATACAGGGGTCTATAAACCCCCCGCCGTAAATAAGCCGCCCGGATAATTATCCCGCCGCTTAAAAAGCCCCTAAAGCCACCGCCGCTGGGCTATTATATAGGGAGCACTCCGACTATAAATTGGAAATAACCGGACAGTACAAATCGAGCGATAGCGAGATGTACTGGCAGGCACCAATATAGGACTTTATAGCCTGCCGTAGCCTCGTAGTAACTATCCGCCCACGTAACATAGCTATGGGTGTATAAACCCTATATTTTATCGCCCGTGGGTAGCTATTTTTTTAAGGCCCGTATTGGGAGCATGGGGGCTATAAATTTTATCTCGCTGTCTGGGAGGGTATGGGGACTCATCATCATACCCCCACCCTATTTCCGGGATACCCCCCAACGCATCTGAGTCTCTATTGCAACCTACTTACATTTGCAATTAACCTACTGGCGCACCCACTAG